ATTTGAGGAGGACTTTACTGAATTTTTAGAAGAGACTGGCATGGAAGAAGAGTTCATGGAGTTTCTTGAAGAAGAAGGCATAACAGCCGAAGAATTTTTTGAAGAGATAACTGAGGAGGAGTTCAATGATGAACTTACTGAAGAGTCTTTTGAAGAGTTTGAGGAACCAATGGAAGATATCGCAACGGAGGAAGAGGGCGTTCAAACGATTGCGGAGAATGAGAATGAAGGAGTGGAAGAGCCAACTGAATCAAAACCAGTAAAAGAAGAAAAAGAAGTAGCAAGTAATGATGAACCCGAAGAAAAATCAAAAGAAGACGAATCCAGTAGCGAAGGAACTGAGGAGTCAGAGGTACAGGCCGAAGAAGATGGAGAGCAAGAAACTGTACAATCGGAAGAACCAGAACAAATGGACACCGATGACGGGGTTGCTACAGATGTTGCAAAAGTAGAAACAAAATTAAATAAAAATTTAAAAGCAATAGCAAAACAAATTGCTAAAGTTACAAAAGAAACAACTCAAAACTTATCAAAAGAAGACTTATTTTTTAAAGATAATAGTCTCGATGCATATAAAGATATAGTATTTTATTCTGCAAAGGATATTTACGAAAATACGAGCATGGGATTATTTTTACAAATAGATTTATCTTCTTATTCCAAGGAGATATATGTAGGAGCTTCGCTTAGTTCTTACACGCAGAATGACCCTGTTGAAGTACATAGGGTTAAGCTGTTAAAAATAAACAAAGCGAAAAATAAAATACTTGCTGAATTGGAGGCACTTAGACAATGAAAATAATGGATAAACTTAGCACATATGCGGCACTTTTGGGAGTAATCGGAGCTATCGGTGGAGGTTTTTACACATGGGGTCAGTTTAACTCAAGACTTGATGCAATAGAGGCTACACCTCCAGTTAACCTATCACCACTAAAAGAGAAAGATAAAGAGCTAGAAGCAAAAATTGATGATGCTTTATTGTATGCAAATGAGTACAAAGTAGACTTAATTGATAGAATTAAAAAAGTAGATGATAAAATTACACCAGTAGATTTAACATCTGTATATAAAGAAATAGGTAAGGTAAAAGAACAAATAGCTATGCTAGACATACCAGAGCCTTTTGTAATACAGCCTTTTATAGCTCCTATTAATGAAACTATTAAGGCTCTTGAAAGCATGCTATCAGAATTATCTAAACAAGTGGCGATTGCACTAAAAGAAAATGAATTACAGGATATACAAATTGAAGAAATAAAATTAGAGTCTAGTAATCCGTTAGGAGGATAGATGATAAAAGTAGCAATGGCTATAATAATAACTTCAATGCCGAATTGGCCCTCGGTAAAATATCAAGGGTATTTATATCCAGACATGCAAACATGCTTAACATCTACTGAAATGTATGTAGAAGAATTTAAAGCATACGCCGATAGTCAAGGTGACTATGATGCACATTTTAACTCAATATGTTTTGAAGTTGATGCATACCCTATAGAAGGATTTAACCAAATACAATTAGGAATTTAATTAGTTAACTTCTGGCTATCTTTAATCATTAAATTAAACACCCCGGAATAGTAATCTAACATGGATGCTATTACCGGGGTGTTTTCGTATTCGGGATTCCATTTGTCCATTATCTCAGTGAACTCAATAGGGTTAGCTAATTTACTTTCAAGGATTAACAATCCTTCTTTAGTTATTTTAACCTCAAAACTAGCTATTACAGTATCATTCATCTAGCACAGCGTCTATATTATCTCCCTTAATTTTATTATACTTTTTATTAAAGTTTGCTCTACTTAAATTTTTTGCATCACTTCTAAATTGTTCTACTATTCTTTTTTCTTTCTTTTTTGTATTTTCCCACTCTTCATCTTTGGGAAAAAATATAGGAGTATCTGTCTCCTCTTTTTTTATTACTGGCTTTTCTCTAGTTAATCCTAACTCCATTATCTTAAACATCTCTTCGTGCTTGTAAACAATATGTGTCTCATTATCAAAATGAACTTCCCAATCATTCTTATCTATATCATCTAATTTGCGTATCTTAACTATTTTATTTTCCATTATTTTCTCCCTTTTTAAATTGTATTTCACCTGCTATGGCACTATACGCCGCCATATCAATATAAGTATCTTTTGTTCTTTCACCTAATTTAGTCCTAGCTACTTTAAGTAAAGACATCATTATAGCAACATCATGTGCATCTACTTTAACATCTAAGTATGCACTCCAAAGTTTTGCTATGTTGTTGTGATTTTTTACTTTATCACCATAATCTACTTGACGTTGACCACCTACTAGCTCTAATGCTTTACTAAGTAATTCTTTTGTTATGTTCATTGCGTAGATACCAAATCCACTATAGGAACTAAATAGCCTTTAGATGTTCTATGGTCGCCTCCAAGAGTGGTAGAATATTTATTGTACACCAATTTACGCAATCTGTCAAGGGGAATCTCAATAGAGAACAAATGTTTATCTTTTTTATCTACTATTTTAAATATCCAAAGATTAGATTTACTGGTTGTTATACCACTATTTTTACCTCTAGACTCATATTCTACATAAACATTGCCTGTCTTATGTGCTAATCTGTCTGTTTTAAGTTCATAGTCTAGCCTAGACTCCATCACAAGCTTCTCATGTTTCTTACCATACTTTAAATCTTTATTAAATTTTGTGATAGAAAAATCATGAGTTTTTAATTCTTTTATAGTCTTACCATTATTTTCTTTTATTTCACTCAATGTTTTTTACCCATGTCTACTTGTTCAATATCAGCATCTAATAATTCAGTTGTTGGCTCTTGCCCTTTATTTTGTATCTCCACAACTTTATCTATAATAGCCATTTGACCTAGTTGCACTAACTTATCTAAATCAATCTCTAACGTCTCCATTAAACCTTTTAAAACATAAAATGTAGCATCAACTGGTTTTGACGGGTCAGTAGTGTCGTATGCTATCACATCAAAACTACCATCACCTCTAGGTTTAAGTATTAAGTAATATCTATCTGGTAACAAAGATAGCTTTTCAGTTTCATTCAGTAAATCATTTATTTCAACCATTCGTTAGGAATCCTTTTTTCTGCCCAGAGTATTTTATGCTTATCACACCATGCACCATAAGTTGTTTTACTCGATTTGTTAAGTTTATTATTAGCATTTACAAATAAAAATCGTATGTCAATATCTGGATTTTGTTCCTTAACTAACAAATGTTTTTGCCTGTCTGCAAAATCAAAAAACCCTTTTGTCTCAATGTATATATCTTGTTTTGGTAGATAAAAGTCTGGAGTATACTTTTTAATTTTAGGCTGATATTCTAAATAAAACTTTTCATAGTCATAAGATACATCGTTCTTAATTAGCCAGTGAGCAAAGCTTCTTTCAAATTCAGAACGAAATCCTTTTCTTCTCATAATAAAGTTTTTGTTTTATACCTATTTACTAATTCAATATTTTTTACAAAAAGAGGGTGTAAACTAGGTGCGTTTTTTTCTAATTCTATTATAGCATCATTAATTTCTATAGTTGGCATAACAGCTAACTTACCTTGTTTTATTTTTATAAACAAAGAATTAAAGTATCTCTCTATAACTTGTATAGTTCTAAGTAAATTATCTTCTTTGTAAAAGCCATCTTTACCATGATGTTGTCTTACCATTAGGGGATGACAATTTTCTGTAGACCTCATAAACTCAACAGTTTCACCGCCGCCAGTTTGTTCTTCATTTTCGGTGTATACCCAAACAGCATCTTTATTAGTCATTATATCATCTTTACGAAAAGGTGCTGATAACCATAATACGTTCATAAATTTTTTACCTCTGTGTTTTTTAATTTATTGTACCAAACCAACGGTTTTGATTTAGCTTTTGATGTAACCTTCTCACTTAAAGTTGATTTTGGCCAACAATGTTTTCTAAAATCACAATAACCACATATACTTTCTAAAAGCGTATTACCAGTTTCTATCCTTAAACCTTTATTTTTTCCAGACTTAGGAATATAAGTTTCTGTTATTTCGCCATACAACTTCTCAAACTTTTTATTAGATTTTAATGACTTTATTGTTTCATTTGCACTTTCTAATATTTCTTTTCTATCTTTTTGTTGGTTTTCTGGTGCTTCACATACAGCAAATTCACCAGTAACTTTGTTTATTGCTATCCATCCACCAAAGTCTGAGCTATCTGCTTCGCCATAAAGATGACCTTGCATAACATAACCAAAAGGGTCATCCTCTTTTATTTTATTATAGCTACCAAACTCACCAAACTTACCCATAAAATTAGATGGACTAGCAGATTTTATATCCCACACTCTACCATCTATTTTAACATCGTAAGTTCCTTTTAATTCTATACCGCCTATCTTTAATTTTACAGGCTCTTGTACTTTTTCAATATTAATACCTGCACCTTTCATTACTGCAATAGCAACTGCCTCAAGTAAATCCCCCATTAAAAACTTAATTATAGTGTTATATGATATTTCTTTTTCTTTACCTTTTTTTTCTAATTGTTGTTGGCACAAAGGTTTACCAAGACCGGACATACGCATACGCCAATCATTTGTTTCATTAAATTGTTTTTCTAACGCTTTACCACAAGATTCTTTAAACTCAGAAATAATTTCGGGGGAGAGTTTCCCCTGCCCCCGAACTGCATCATAGAGAAAACTCTCTATTAGAGTAGATAACATACTGTTAACCGTCTAACTCAATAGCTAGGGAGTGGTCGCCATCTTTTGTTTTTTGTTTAACAGCACTTCTATGTTTCTCCATGACACTCTCGTTTACGGATTTTATCGCAACCGAAAATTCCTTCAATAAACTTTTATCATCGTCAGATAAAGAATCAACGGAATCACCTATTTTAACATTTACTGAAAAGTAAGAATTACCTCCAGATTTTTGTTTGTTGGTAGATAACAAAAGATTTGTCCTTACCATAGGTTTATTTTGTTTTGCTAAACTAGCAAGTGTGGTGCTAAATGGTACATAATTAGTTCCTTTAGCGTAGTAAACGCAAGGTGTGTTTTCAACATTAGCTTCTTCACCACTTGCCTTTTTACCTTTCATACTTACTACTCCGTATAAAACTTGATTACATTTAATAGAACTTTGTATAATTTTTTGTGGGTCATTATCTGCAAGAGCCTCTATCTGTTCTCGAGATAGCTTTCCACACTTATAAGTTCCAGATGAATCAGCAAACTGGTCTCCTAAAGACGGCATTTGCACACTTGATGTAAATTCTTGTGAAGAGTTATCCCAATAACTGTAAGCGTAAAGCCTCATAAAAGCTCTAAACTTTACATCCTTAGCATAAACATTTTCACCATCAAGTTTAAGCACAAAATGACCCCTAGGTAACGGGTTTTCATTTTCATCTTCTGTATCATAATTTATTGATAGTCTAGATAATACTGAACCAGATGGCCCACCGCCATCAGTTTGCCCAGTAAGTCGCATTAACTCAGCATCACTTAAACTATCTATATTAGTGGCTACTGATAACGCTTGATTTTCAACATTTTCAACCATTGGTTTTATAAACCTCCTTCATGTTGAGCCAATCGTTACCTATTTTTAGTTCGATACCAATTGGCATTGTGTATTTAAAACCATAACGCTTTATACACTCATCAGATAAAGACATCATGGCATCTTTCATAGTTGTGATAGCTTGTTCATCTTCGTCTGGATATACATCCATGACGATACTATCATGTACTGTGTTGCAAATAATACTTTTTAGCTTTCGATTTGTCAACAAGTTTTTTAAATTAATTAATGCTATGGGAAGTAAGTCAGCAGTAGCAAAACCTTGAACTGGATAATTTTTTATAGCTGTAGCGTTAGTAACACTACCACTTCTAAGTCTTTCTACATTACCAAAAAAGTACTGTCTACCACTAGGTAATCTAACTTTATTCGTAATTAGTGCCTCATTTTGTAGTTCTCTATGCCATCTTGTAACACCTTCATACTTATTTTTAAATGCCCTGTAGTATTGCATCTGCTTTGGGGTACCTAATATGCCCCCGTATAAAGGCTTAAATGTATCTGATTTTGCTTTTTGTCGAGATACACCTAATATTCTAGCAGTGTAACTATGAACATCAACCTCGTTTTTTACGTCTTCAAATACTTGTTTATCATTGGCTAGAAATCCTGCAACTCTAAATTCAAGTTGAGAATAATCTCCTTCAAGTATCTTGCCACCCTTCCACCTAGATGTAATACACTCTCTAACAGGAAAAGTATTACCTCTAGGCATGTTTTGGAAGTTTGGATTACGAGAAGATAGTCTGCCAGTACTAGTAACACATTGCATAAATTGTGGATGTACCATACCATCCTTACTTATGGCTTTTTGCATACCATCAACAAAAGTTCGTAGATAAGTTCTTATCGCAGAATAGCGTACATACTTAATTAAGAACTCGTGTTCAACTCCTCTTGTAGATGTCAAATGACTTTCTAAAACTTCTTTGTCAGTTTTAAATCCCATAGCAGAACAATCAATAGAGTTTCTAGGTCTTAATCGTAATCCTGCTCTTTCTTTTTTATTAGTAAATATTAAACCTTTTTCATTACAAGTTTTGCATTTTCTTTTTACATTACTTGGTGTGCCATCTTTTTTCATGTAAGTATACTTACCAGTTCCCTCGCAGTTATGACAAATAGTTCCGTGTGTTTTAAATTCAGCACGAGCTAAAGAATTTATCTCAGTGTAAAACTCACGCATGTCAGAAAACTCTGTTCTTCTTTTTGGTTTTCTTGTGTTACCTCTAACTTCAAAACCAATGTTAAATCTTGTCGCCCACATTTTTTTGTCAGTAAGACGCATAGAATAAAAAAGTATAGACCTATCCTCTGGTGAGTCTAAATTAATAGGCGTATCACCCATAAAGTATTTTACTTTCTCATTTAAAAACTTTTCTAACTGCTCTAATTCATTTTCAAATTTAACTTTTATATTATTTAACACATCTAAATTTATGTGTAATCCATTCATCTCAATGTCAGCTAAAACTTTTGTTAGCTCCATAGAAAGTTTTATAGTAGGTACTATTCCATTAGACATATAAATCCCCCCATCCCATTTTTAGTTTACTTAACTGGGCAACTGCAAGTTGATAAGTACTTTCAACATCTTGTTTACCATATTCGTAAACAATATTCCACGGTATCTTTTCATAAGATATTTTATTAGCCATAAATGGTTGAATTAGTTCACTTTTTTTAAGTGCAACGCCTTTTCTTTTACAGCAATCCTCCAACGAAAATCCCCACTTAACACCTCTTGCCATGATGTATTCCATAACCATAGTATCATGTAATTTATTATCGTAAGTAAAACCGCATTGCACCAACCAACTAAAATCAAATTTTATATTATGTCCTACAAGTATGTCAGTTTTATCTAAAACATTTTGTAAAACATTTTTTGCGTTTGGTGTTGGTGGTTCATCACGATGATAAAAACACAAATACTCAACTGGATTGTCATCTATTTTATATCCAACAGAAACTAATGTGTTTCCATTAAAAGGACTAGATGTTATTTTATTTTCTTCATCAACATCAAAAGTAGTTTCTACATCAATTGTCGTTATCACTCTCAAACACTCCCCTCTGTATACTTATTCTTGCATGTCTAGAACCATGCCAACCATTTAATTTATTTTTACTTATTGTTATGCAACGATAAGGGTCAGATAAATCAATGTTGTCAGCACCTCTTCCAATACCAATAATTAAATCTGCTTCTCCCGCCTTACCAGTTCTAGAATTATCTAACATAGAATAATCTATTATTGATTTACCTTCTGCCTCATAACTTGCTTGAGAGACTGCCCAAAGTAAACAACCATGTCGCTTTGCTATCTCTCTTGCTCTTACATAAACATCTTTTAATTTTTCATCTGTCCTGTTGTATTGACCAGTAATGTGAACTTTATCTAATTGGTCAACAAACATAACATCTGGTTTATAAACTCTTGCGTATTCATTTATCTCATCAATGTGCGTACCTACACTATCAAAAACTGTTAGATACGGTTTTATTTTTGTTAAGTACTCTTCTTTGTAGTTTTCAATATTGTCAGCAATTTCTTCTTTTGTTTGATTAAAATACGATTGTACTATTCTTAATTTAATTCTAACTGCAGGCTCTTCGTTTGCCCAGTATGTAACTTTCTTACCTTGTTGAATATAACCAGATGCTTTAAAACTAGAAAATGTCGTCTTACCTATCTCTGGTCTGGCAAAAAGAATAACAAAGTGACCCCTATCTAATGCAGGAACATTGTCAGCTATTGTCAGTAATCTATGTTTAAACTCTCCAGTAGAGCCATTTAAAGTAAACAACTCTTCAATATCTTCTTCAACAAGATTGTATGTTTCGCTACCTACCATACTCTCTTCATCTAACATTTCAACTAATCTACGAAGACCACTAATGTCAGCATCCGACCCAGTATAAATGTCAACGGCTTTTTCGCCTATCTCTTTTGCCTTTTGTCTTGACCAAAAATTCTTTATAGCATCATAATTTAGTTCCGATATAGGACTATTTTCATTCAATTCATCTATTCTATCTAGTATATTCTGCCTTGTGGCCTTTGGAACAGCAGGATATAGGTCAGTATACATGACCTTTAAGTCACGAATTGTCAGCACTTTGTCATCATACTTGTCATGTATCTTTTCAATTAGGGTATATACCATACCATACTCGTGATTAAACATGTCACGATTGATAAACCTACGGACTTTACTGTAGTGTTCGTGATTTAAGCAAATAGAAAGTATCTCAGTATGTATCATTCATCCACCCCCAAGCTTTCTTATCTACTTTATCTACTAACTTTTTTATATCTTCATCTAACATTTCTTTTATATCTTCTTCTAACAATAAAAACTTCGCATTTAAATTTAAAGATAGGTCATCTACCAACTTAACAGCTTTTTTACTTGCGTCTTTATCAAGTGCTATGCCTACCTTTTTGTATTTCTTTATCACATCAACATGAGTTTGCAATAGATTAGTTCCAAGTAAAGCAATACCGACACAGTATTGACACAAAATTAACGCACTAACAACATCCTCAACGATGATTGCTGTGTCACTTTTCCAATAGTTTCCCGCTATAAATGGATAACCAGAGTTACCATATCGAAACCATTTTGGTTTTTTGTTTTTGTATAAGGCTCTACCTACAGCATCAACTACTTTACCATCTTTCTTAATTAAAAAAACTGCTCTGTGAGTATGTCGGTCATACCGCATGATGTGATAATGGTCTTGTAAATTATAGTGTTTAACATAATTTAAGTAATCTTTGTCAGTGCTTTTTTCTTCCCAATGATTTCTAACATAAAATATCTCTGGTTCTTTTTGTCGTTCTATCTCAGCAAATAATTTTTTAGATAGTTCATTACGGGTTTTACCTTTGATATTACAATCAGCATGAAAACAATTATAGATTACCTCCGTGCCAGTATTTAATGCAGAAAAAGTATTCTTGTTAAAGCAAATAGGACAATCTATTCTTGTTGTTTCATCAACAGATAAATTTAGATTTTTTAAAAAGTTTTGTAGCATACTCCCTCTTTTAGTTTAGATACTGACCTCCCTTTTTTAAGTACTTAACGGAACACTAGTCGATGGCGGTTTTATCCACTTTCACAGTATCTTTTAGTTTGGCTTCGTTTTATACCCACAATGTCAATTCATTGGGACAGGTAGTAAATTTAATAAGACTTTCCTGTAGTCGAACTTAATCGTTTTCGTAGTGT